TTCAGCACCTCGTCGGTGATGGCGGGGCTTGCCGCCACAGTGTTCGCCGTTCCGTAGAGGGCGAGCGCGAGGTTGTCCTTGAGGAACTCCTCGATGGTGAAGGTGAGCGTGGTGCTCTTGCCCTTGGGGATCTTCACGTCGGTGAGGGACTGCCCGGTGTAGGACTCCTTATGCTCGATGTTCTCGACCGCGAAACCGAGCTTCAGTTCGGGGCAGTTACCGACCCAGCGAAGGGCGAGGGGATTGCCATTGGCGTCCCGCTCCCCGATGTAGACCTTGCCTTGTCCGCGAAAATACATGGTGATGCCTCCTTAGATGGTGACGCGAGTTGTGAAGAGGAGAGGGACGTAGAGGAACCCTTTCGAGTATCCGGGATCTGCCCCATTGGTGCGCTTCATGGGGCCGTGGTCCACGGTGGGCTTGAAGCCCTGGAGCGCCTTGAGAACCTTGAGAACGATGGTGCCTGCATCGGAGCGGGCATCCTTGCCGGTGTCGGAGGTCCGAGCATTGCGAACGGCGACCACTGCATACCATTGCTGATCGACGTTTTGCTTACTACCATCGGAAGCCTGACCTCCAGGACCGGTGTCCACCTTGTCGCCCTTGTAGAGGACGTGGACGGCTGGGGTGAACTGTTCCTTCTCGGACACCCCATCCAGGTCCGCAGCCGACAGAACATAGACGACGTCGGAAACCTCAGCACGGATACGATCCATGATGGGTTGTTCCGCTGAGAGGTAGTTCGTCATGGTCATTGCATGCCTCCCAGGAATCCGTAGACGATGTCCAGGACCTCTTGCTTGTCAGCCAACGAGAACCCCACGAACTGACGCTTGGGGATGGTCACGGAGTTCTTCGTGACCCATCGGGAGCCCACCTTGAACCGCAGACCGCGTGACGTCTTCGCCGTGATGGTGCCACCGAAGTTGAGGATCGCCGCGTGGGGAAAGCCCGTGGGAACTCCCCAGGTGACTCCCTTCTTGGTGGCGAGATACGTGATCGCGGATTGCATGCGACCAGTATCCTTCAGTGTCTCCCCGTTCTGTTCCAGCGCACGGTAGGAGGGCACGAACGGAGTTCCGTCCACGTCCGTCCCCGTGCTGATGCGAAGCTTGGTATTGGCCGACATCGCCGCGCCGATCTCACGATAGAGGGGCTCGGGGTTCTCGAGCCGCTGGATGAGCGACTCCAGGTATCGGCCAATCTTCAGCCGGTTTAAGGAAATTACTGCGTCCATGACGGCCCCATGGTGCTGAACACATCATCGGTGAAGACCTGTGCCCTGGAACTGGACACGGCGATGGACTCCGTGGGAGCGGTGTCCGTCGTCTTGATGCCCAGACTCACGACGGCCTTAGATACGTCACGGAGCCAGGACACGGCACGGTCGTATCGCTTCTGGACCTCCTCCGGAGCCCCGTGGTCGTAGAGACGCCACCTTGCGATGTCGCATGCGAACACGGGAATGATGTCCGGGACAGATGGGAGGGGCAGGCTGTAACGAGCTCCGATGTAGGAGTCGACCTCAGCGATGGCGTCCGCCATGGCGGGGTCGAGCACGGCATCCACGATGGCACCAACGGTCCCGTCGCGGTCGGTGAGCTGCTGGAGTTCGGTATTCCCGAACGCAGCGATCATCCTTGCTTTGTCGATGTAAGCCATGGCGGACTCCTTCTCTGCGATCTATCAGCCGGTGTATCCGCGAACGAGGATCTCGGGGCGACGGCACATGGGCAAGCGGTTGGACTGCGCATGCACCTTGTATCCGCGCTGGAACTCGATCTCGGCCATCTTGGCGTAGTAGGGCACGCCGATGGTGTTCACAGTCTCGTTGAAATCGGCCGGAGCCGCGTAGTCCTCAAACGTCGCGGCGGTGCCTTCGGGGTAGAAGTGGGCATCCTTCACATCGATGTATTTCGACACGGTTCCGCCGGTATTGCTGGTGGAGGCCCGATATTCCTCGAAGGTGATGCCGCCGAAGGTGAAGCCCTTGCGGACGTCGCCTCCGACCTTCTCCTGCGCAGCCTGCCAGTTCATGAACACGTTCTTCACGTTGGCATGGCCGGTCAGGGCATCGAAGAACTCGGGGGAGCAGAGGGCTCGGACGCCGGTCATGCGCTCGCCGAAGAGGTTGTCCTCGATGTGGCGGACGACCTCCATGCACTTGGCGCGAACATCGGTGGTGGCGGTGTCCAGGTCGAAGTCCACGGTCTTCTGGCTGATGCTGAACTCGGTGTAGAGATTGTAGAGGACGGACGACCCGTCGGCATCGAGAATGATACCCTTGAGGGCACCCATCTGACGCCACTCCATCGTCTGGTCGATCTTGTCCTTGATCTCCTGGAGCTTCTCCATGACCCTGGTGGTCACGGGAGTGGTGCTGTCCTCGGTGTCGAAGGCGCGGACGCCCTGGACGGAGGCCGCCAGGATCTGGTCCTCCATCGGGGTGTGGGGGATGGCAAACGAGCGGAGCTTGCGCTTGCCGCTGATGTTCTGGGTCCCGGGGGAACCCCAGGGCATCGTCGGCACGAGGGTCAGAACACCGTTCTTTTCCTCGATTTCGACGGTCCGCGTGGTCAGACCCACGGAGCGGAAGAGGCCGAGCTCAGCGAGTCGGCCGTAGCGGTTGGGGAGCTTGCGGATGGCCCGCGTCATGGAGATGAGGGTGAATCCGTCAGCGGCGAAGGGATCGATCATTTGAGTTTCTCCTCAGGTTGATCTTGGTTGCGTTGAAAGGAAGGGTCTCAGGCTGGTCGCCCTTACGCCACGTTGGTCTCGGTGTAGATCCGCTTGGTCTCCAAGCTCGCGTAGGCCGTGGCCTTCTTGGGATCGGAGTCGTAGGAGGCGGGCCACGTGAGATACGTGGGGATAATGATGGCGTCGCGGATCAGCATGTTGGCGGAGCGGCCGGTGGTGATGGCCACGTCCTCGGCCAGGATGCCGACGGGCTCGCCGGTCCCGTCCACGGCGCCGTAGACGGCGGGGTAGTACTTGTTGTCGCCGGACACGGTCACGGTCACGACGTCGCCCGCGGTCCAGTCCGTCGCGCCGTCGGCGATGGTCAGGTTGATGTGGTCGCTGACGAACGCCGTGCCCACGGTCAGCACGCCGACCAGCTCGCCGGAGGGGGTGCGCACGTCAGCCAAAGCGGTCGCCCCGGTCGTGGTGAACACGATCTTGTAGACACCGGGAACCGCAAGGGCACCCAGGGTAGCTTCGCCGATGGTGCCGGTGCCGGAGCCGGAGGCCTTGGCCTCGGTGACGACGCTCTTGGTCTTCTGGGCCATGATGGTCCCGGTGACCAGAGCCGCGACGGCCACGACCGTCACGTGCTGGAAGCTGAAGAGGATGTCCTGGAAGTAGCGGACCACGTCGTCCAGGTAGTTCTTTTCGGTGAGAACGCTCATTGCTGTATCTCCTTGAAGGTTGGTTCAGAGTTGTGAGCGGAAGACGTCCGCTCCGCGTGGTGTGGAGTGATTACTTCTTGGCGAACTCTTCGGCCTGCTTCTCGCAGAGCTTCACGAGCTGGTCGCCGAGGCCCTTGGGCTGATCGTCGTTGAGCTTGGGACCCTTCTGGGCGACGTGGTTGAACAGGGTCGGAGGCAGACTGTTCTTCACGGTGTCGGCCATGCTGCAGATGACCGCGACGGCCTCGTCGCTCACATTGGCGAACGACTTGCGCTCGTCCTCGGTGAGCTCCTTTCCGACGGCCTTGTAAGCCGCTTCGATCTTGCTGAGACGGACTTCGCTGGCTTTCTTCTCGGCGCTCGCCTTGATCTCAGCAAGCTCGCCCGTGAGCTTGGCTTCGTTTTCCTTGCTGGCCTTCAGCTCGCCCTCGAGCTTCTTGACCATCTCTTCCAGTTCCTTGAGATCCATGGGATCCTCCTGTGAAGGTGTGGTTGCGGTGAGGCTGAGTGCGGTGGCAGAGGTGCCGGAATCCCAGCCGATGGGAGTGAACGACGTTTCCGAGAGCTCCGACTCACGGAAGATGTAGGCAGGTCCCTTGACCTCGCGTCCGTTGACTACGGCGTTTCCGCCTGCGAGCACTTCCTCGATTCGCAGCGGAGTGATGCGGACGCTCATCTGCCAGGGGAAGTTCTCGTCCGAAAGCGCGGCGACTTCCCTGCCGTGCTCCGTGACTTTGGAAAGAACACCACCGAGGACCAAGCCATCGGCAGTGACCGCGAACTCATCACTGTGCCCGACGATCTTCTCGGGGTAGTGATCGCGGAGGATGGGCATGCGTTCGGGGACACACATGAGCGACAGATCAAAGACCACCGTTCCCCAGTAGGGATGATTGACGATGGGGTTCCCCGTGTAGGCGACACCAGAAAAGCGGCGAGCTTCCTCACCGATTCTTGGGGTAATGGAGGCCACACCGAACTTGAACATCAAGTCCGCTGGCTTGGGGTTGATGTCACTGAACTTGACGGTCATCGTTTGCCTCCTTTGGCGCGTGCATAACACGAATCTTGACTTCATGCAAAGTGAATACTTTCGTGATACCTGTCAAGTGATCGCTGATGGGACGATATTCCAATTCGCTTGGGTCATCCCCATACGGGTCTCCGGGATCTGTGGCTAGCTGTGGATGATGCATGTCAGCCGTCCACGATTGTGAATCCGACTAGTGCGAACTCAGCGTCTACGTTCTCCAGCGTGATGGGAAGGACGTCGGCGACATGTGCTTCCTCGATATCTGTCGAGGTATCAGGGCCGCTCAATCTCACGATGCCACCGCTATCCGCCCAGTCCCCAAACATCTCCTCCACGACCGGACTGCCATAGAGCAGAGTCCCGTCATCGTTGAGCATGCCGATCTTTGACCCATGCCACATGATGGATTTCATTGCACTATCCTCCCATTCTTGAGCTCTTCGAATGCTGCGAATGCCTTGGGTGCGATGACCTTCAGCTTCTCAGGAGTCCGACAGTATGAGGTGAAGCATTCCGCAATCCACTCGTGCTCGTTAGTCAAGGAGTAGAGCGACGGTGCCTTCACCCTGGCGTCCATCAGTGAGATATGCGCGAGCGTCGCAGGCATGGACTGCAGCCTGTCGGCAGATATGCCCTTCTTCTTCAGTAACTCCAGCGCCGTGCGATACTCCTCTAATAGCCTAACCCTGAAGTTCGCCGGGACGCGCTGAGTGCCGAACATCGTAGCATCCAAGTGATGCCCAAGTTCGTGGATGATAGTTCTGTGACCCCAAGCCGTGGAAGCGACGTCCGCGTTGATGCGCATGTTACCCGTCATCATGTGATACTGCCCCGCAGCAGCCCTGCCGCCTACAGAGGTCATAGACTTGGCGTCGCTGACCCTGAGACTGTTCACGGGTTTACCGAATACGCGATGGTCCCACTCCTCGAAGTCCCTGAACACTTTAGCCATAGTTCTTGTGATGGCTGCTGGAATACTGGAGTCCCTGAAGACCCATTTCTTGAGCTCGTCGATCGTAACCGGACGACCTTTGGCCTTGGCCTCTTCCAATTGGGTCAAATTTGACCGCTGCTCGGAGACCCGTCTCTCCATAGCTCTCTGAATGGAGCTGTCGCCCCTTGGGGTCGGCGCAACGGACTTGGAGATTCCCTCGTCCATATTTGCTCCAGGATTGTAGTCCCAACCCTTGTCCGGAGCCTTCCATCCACCATCAGGGTCCTTGGTGGTGCCTCCCCTGGCCTTGGCTTGTGCTTCCGTGAGGCTGATCGTAGAACATCGGCACTGGAATCCATTCGGTGGGTAGTAGGTATTCCAGAACGGATCATCAATGGGCTTGACCACGTTGTCCAGCTCCAGGTGGGAAGGCCTCACCCGGCTGTCGTTGATGGCGTCATACATCAGGTAAGGACGACGAGCCTTAGTCTCCTGTTGCTGAGTCCAATGGCCTGCGTTGTAAGCCGCCTGCATGTTCGTCCGGAAGATGTTGTCCAACCGGTATCCGGGCAAGTCCAGATCCTGCACAGTGGCTGACTTCTTCCACTCGTCGAACGACACACCTTTCCGTAGAACTGAGTTCAACGAGTCAAGGACGTCCTGAAGCTGCTCCCTGGATGCGACACCAGCGATACTGAACGCCCTGCTCCGCTCGGTTGCCTGGAGCTTGCCGTAGTATTCGTCCGGGAGCTTGACCTTCTTCCGTTGGGCGAAGTCCAGGGCCTCCTTGAAGGTGAACGACATGGTCAGCTCCTACACTTTGCCGTCTGAATTGGCATAGCCGATGACGTCGGCCGCGAACAGCGCACGTTCCAGCAGGGTGATGAACTGAGAACTCTGGCCCTCGCCCATCAGCGCGGTCAACCTGTCCGCCAAGTCGATAGGATCGCGAGCCGCCATGATGACCGACCTGACCATGTCGCTGTGGATGGGCTGGCCACACACGGACAGGAACTCGTCAGCCGCGTCATCCACGAGTTGCTGCGCAGGAGTGAAACGCTTCGGGTCCCGTGCTCTGCGCTTGGCAAAGCCGGACCGCTGCATCAGAAGTGCTAGGCGATCAGTCGAATCGCTGTGGTCTGTCGCGCCCGCATGGGAGGCTCGGACTGTGGTAGTGTCGACTGACTGATCGCCTAGGCTTCGGTGCATCTTAGCATCGTCCTCTTCGATGGGCTTCACGTTTGTTTCCTCTCCATCCTCCTCAGTGCTGTCAGGCTCGTTTATCGCAGCAAGCTTCTGTTCGCTCAGCTCGAAGTCTTCCTCCTTGAGGTCATAGCGGTCCGTGAAATACCCCTTCTTGAACTTGACTCCGAGCTTGAACAGAGTCTCGTCGCGCTTAGCACGCTCGGCCTCAAGCCCAGCGTCGTCAGCAAAGATGATCTCAGGAATGTCCGCCGTGACACCATTCAAAGCACACAGCGCGTTGACAACAGCCTGCGCAGTGCGACGCACGAGGCGGATGTCGGACTTTCGGAGCCCCTCCTTGACTTCAGCGTGCACCTGTCCAAGCGCGTAGGAACCTCCCCCGTTCTTGCCCGTGTCCGACGTGAGCGTCTGTCCGAGGATGAGCTTCTGGTAACGTCGGACAACGGCCTGCTCCAGCAAATCAAAGGCGTCGCCCTTGGTGTCAGGCTCCACCACCTCCACGCTATCCTCGCGACCGACAGAGATGCAGGAGTCCTGATGCACCTGGATCAGCGCGGCAAGCATAGTGTCCACTTTGTTACTCTTGCCGATGAGCAACGGCTGACCAAAGCGCTCGAGGAACTGACCCCAGAAACGCCAACCATTGAACCTGAAGAACCAAGGCCAGTAGAGCCTGGACAGCAGGGCCTCGCCCTTGGGCTGAAAATAAGTGGGCTCGCTGCGCGTGAGGAAGAACTTAAAGTCCAGGTCACATGGAACGCCCATGGCATCGTATCCGTCGGGGCTGAAGTAACGCAGGGTTCCGTCCGGACGTGGGTCGAACCACTCCATGGGCTTGACGTAGATGCCCTCTAACCCGATCTTGCGGTCATCACGCCGCTTGTAGACGCCCTCCATGACCGAGTATCCATAGGGCACAGCCTTCCATGCCCCGGACACCATAGCCTCCACGATGGGCGTGATCTCCTCCATGAGGAAGTCATTCGTAGCCTTGACGCCACCTTCCAGACGCCAAGGAGTCGCGACCACTGCCTCGCGTCTTGTGCGCAGCAGGCCAAAGATCTCGTCATCCGTCTCGAGCTTCTTCAGGTGATACCGTTGGATGTTGGCCTGTGTGAGTAAGTCATCGGTCTCGGGGATCTTCGTCAGCAGATCCACGAGGGCGCTCACGGCCTGCTCGTTCCAGAGCTGCGCACCTCCAGCCCTGGGTCCGGAGTCGTTTACTACGATGGTTGCTGACTTCCGCTTGGCGAAGGCATTGCGGATGCTGGCGATGGGGTTGAACATGGTGGTTCTCCTTGTTAGCGTCGACGTCCGCCGGTTGCTGGTGCTTGTGAGTATGCGTCCTCGGATAGTTCCGTGATTGCCCAGACCAGAGCATCCATGCGGTCCGGGGACTTCTCTGCGACCGTGGGGTCGTAGCTGCACATCTGCGATTCCAGCATGCCGAAGGTCCCGACATGATGGACACGACCCTGTTCGTATAGAGCAGCGATGGGCTCAGCACGGATGACCTTGCCACGGCTGGCATGAACGGCTTCGTAGTTGACGGTCGACTTCTTGTGCCGGATGACAGCCTCTACAAGATCGCCACCATTGTTGACCTCGCCTACGACTAAGTCACTATGCCATCGGTCATAGGTTTCCACCGCACGGGTCGCCCACTCATCAGGCGTTGCCATCTCGATGGAAGCATCGTCAAAGATGTAGAAGTGCGGCTCCTCGCGACAATCCCTCGCAGCAACGACGATGCCCGTC